TATTTCGTAGCCATCTCCTTTGTCTAAATATTGCATATCACCCCCAACTTTCCGTCATCTTCCGGCCAGTACCCGGCCCTGAACGCATCCCGGATCCCCCGCGCCCGGTCCCATGGATCGGACTTCTTCTTCGCCGGTTTCTTCGGCTCGCACACCGGGCATGGCTCGCCGTAAAGTAATTTTCCGCACGCGCATTGGAAGGCCATCAGAACATCACCATCTGCGTCACCGGCTTGTGGCTCGCATCGTATCGTTGGCTTTCACCTTTCGGATACGGAAGAATGGGCCATCTTAGAGCCTCCGACATCGCTTTCCTTTCCTTTTTGGAGCCGAGGAACATAATGTATCGGTGCTTACGTGGTCGTTCCACCAGGGGCGCATCCGGGTCGAATACATGGCGACTGTGTTTTGCCGCTTTGCTTTCCGGAACCCGGTCCCGCCGCATTGCTCTCGTGAGGCCAGTGTAAATCCAGTTCGTGGACTGGTAGACATAACCAATGTGACCCATTCCCGTGTCCGCATAGCTTACGAGAATCCGAGGTCGAGGAAGCAAGGACATGGCCCGGCCAATCAGGAAACTTGCAATGTTCCTGTCGTGCGGTTCCGAGAGGCACAGCCGATTGAATTCCAGCACCAAATACCGGTACTCATCGCCACATACCCCGGAGCACAGGAATTGACTCGCTGGAACACCGAAAGTACATACGCCCTCCATTATTCCCGCAGCGTTGAAAAGGCCGAAAGCATGACTAATAGAAGTCCTCCGCTTTGCGTAGTGCTTTTTAAGCAGCCATTCCACCACTTCCCGCTGGTTTATTGACCTTACCGTGTAATCCATTGTTGTCATCCTTGGCGGAAGCACACCGGGCACACCCCGTAGACAATCCGTCCGCATTTCGGGCATTGGAGGCTCATAGTCCCCACCTCACTGCCATCCCCACCGCACAGCTAAGGAACCACGCGGCCGGGGCGAAAAGGATTAGACGGGTCGAGAGGGTCATTGCCACATTCCCATCTGCGGGTCTTCGGGTTTGCCCGCTATATGAGCTTTCGTTGCTGCCGGCCGCGTCCATGTCCTGACAAACCTCGACCAGTAGTTCGACTTTCGCACGGTTTCGGTAGGACCCCGGTAGAGCATGGCGAAGGGAAGGAATCCCAAATCGAACACTTCCCTGCATCGCGCTTCGGCCTTCTCCATCATGTCGCCTCGAAATCCCACGAGCACGTAGCACCGCTTTTTGTTCCTCGAAAATTCAGGTTCAGGAAGCATCCGAGCCACCTTTTGAATACTCTTCGGGTTTCCGCTATCGTAGGCGAACCAGACTTCATCGAGCCGGACGGAACGGAGTAGGTCAACGTGTCGGGATCTGAACAGCCGCGAGTCGAAACCTCCGGGGAATCGGGCCGGGCTTGGTTGCCGTCTGAGCATCCTGAACACATTGGAAACATGAGCCTCTGAACATGCGAGCAAGTTATTATCTTGCACGATTGACCCGTCTTTGATCTCAAGTTCCCGAACCGCCCCCTCACGCTTAGGAACGAGACAGAAAGAACACCTCCGCTTGCATCCCCGTGAAGTAATAACTACGTCTTCCTTCAGAAATCTCCCCTGAACGAACCCCCCGCCCGGATCACCGAAAGCAGGACCACCGATTTGCACATCAGGGTAGAACCTGGACCACGACTTAACCAAACGATGTCCCTCTGGAATGTCCCACGTAAACGTAACGGAGACAGCCACAGGCTGAACATCCGGACGAATTAACGGCGGATCGCCCACGAATGCGAGCGGGTCGGTTGGGGTCATCGAAGTGCGGCGCGGAAATACGCGAATCATCCCCAAAACCTCGCTATCGGCACGAACACCAGCAGGCTCGCCGCCAGGTACAGGACCAGGAGAAGTTCGGTTCGGGTCATTCGTCGCCTTCCATTTCCTTCTCGATAACCGCTTTCGCGTAATGGTTTGCGCAGTACCATTTCCCGTCCAGTTCAAACTTTGCAACAGCATTGCAGGGGTATCCCTTCCAGTGTCCAGCCGAGCGGTATCCAGAGCAGGTTTTCTTATCTGGGGTCATTCGTCGTCCTCTAGGGCCGGGCAGCGGTCACATATAAACCCGAAGATCATCTCGTCAGGATCAACCCCGAATTCCTCGCAAAGTGTTTTCGCAAGCGTGCTCCCGACCGCCAAAGTGTCACGCACACAGGCCCATCTTAGAACCGGGATGGCCGTTTGGCGCGGCATTGCATTCCTCACGGCGTTACGAACGAGTGTTTTCCAGTCGTGGTTCACTCCTCCACCTCCGGATATTCCATCTCCCCGCGCTTGCCGCCCATGAGCAGGAGCACGGCCACTACGTTGACGAGGATCACGAAGATTCCGAGGGCGATCCAGGGTAGGTAGGTCATGGCTGCGGCTCCTTTACTCGACGCTCATCATTTCGTCATAAAGGTCGTCTGTCCGTTCCCCGCCGTTGTATCGAATAGCCAAGGGGTCGAATACAAGCCTGAGAGCAAGGGTAGTGTTGACGCCTGGCACACCCTGAAGTGCTTGGTAGTTGCTTCTAACTTCATCAAAATGCGCCTTTGCTTTGTCCCAATCCTTTTCCATGAATCCCTCCTTTGCGTGTTGGTGGAGCGGGATGCGTCGTGGCCCCGCATCCTTGCGTCCCGGTTCGCTATACCCTCGTTAGCTGTGCCACCTGCATCGTCGCATTTAGAGGGCGTCCCGGATGCAATTCCCAAGCGGAAGATTCCGCCACTCCACGCTCAATCAAAACCCCGTGAATTCCGGGAATACGGCATATTCCTCTTCCGATAGTTCCACACACGTCAGCAGATACTGCTCGCCTTCCGTGGCGCCGTCGAAAATGTCGGCAATGCTGATGTCCTCCGGCCGGTTGGTGTATCCGCCCCGCGCCTTGCCATCCTCGAACAGTTCGACCTGAATGAACTTTGGCATATCAATCCCCTTTCCGGCCGGGTTATGAGTCTGCGGGTGAATCGTTAAACTCCCGGCCGTTTATCCCTTTCCCGCGCCGCCACCCCGGAGGTTTGAGGGGGTCAGTCCTTTTTCCGCTTGTTCCGCAGATAATCGAGAAAGTAGTTTCCTCTCATGCCTTTGATAAGCGGTAGGGCGGCAGCGCGTTTTGGATTACATCGGTTCATACATCGCATCGAGAAACCCGACTTCAGGCACTCGCGCCAGTTCCGAACAGATCACTGCGTCAAGTTCGTGCTCGTTCATCGGATGGCCGGGGCCTACACTGTCCCAGCCTTCCCATCCTGTAAGGCGCGAGACGGCTATTAAACACTGTTCTTTTTTTGGTGCGCCCAGCACATCGGAAAACATACCCCAGCGGCAACGGGTGTATCCCACGCACCTTGCAGCCCGTATCGGCTTATCGTTCAGGCAGCCGGGGAGCGTCCGCAGCTTTGCGCTCCTGATGAGTTGGCATCCATGCATAGTGATTACCGTCTTCGATACGACGAACCCGGTCATTTTAGGTTTGGGAACGTGGACCTTCGCCGGGCGCGTCTGGTTCGTGCAAGCGGCACACATTTCGGTTCCACCCGGCTTTGTTCGGATATGGCGAAACATGGAAACTGTTCGCTCGTTTTCGCACCGAGGGCAAACCTTGGTCACAGGCACGGCAAGGTAGCATCGGGTACACAAGTGAGTGCACGGTTCCGGCAACGGCTTGCGAATCCCCCGGCCGCAGGCGCAGTAAGAATCGAAGTGCATCTTCATCGGGCGCGGTGGGACTCTGCTCATTAACAATCCCCCTAAAACGATTTACGGTGCTGGAAATGGTAAGTGTGTTGGGATTTAGAAACTTCGTTCCGCTAACTGGACTTTATACCACTCCGGAAAGCCTGCGATAGATTTCCGCAAAACTTCCCCGCCGTACTCGCGGTAGAGCACTTCCATGATGTTCTGTTTTTCTTCCTCGGCAATGTCGCGCTGGATTTCCTTGATTAGCTTCCCGATGTCTCGCGGAGAGTTTTCAAGTTCTCCGATTTCGGCAAGGTGCTGGATGGCCTTGTTCCACCGCGCCTCGGTTCTGAACCCTTCGCAGAAAGTTTCCCATCGGCCCTTCCCGGTATGCTCGCCCTTCCAGGTTTTTTGGTTCACTTCCTTGAAGGCTTCCGAAACGAACTTGCCCATCATCAGCGGCATGGGTTGCCCGCCGAGAAGGAATTGTTTCGCGTAGTTCTTGACGACAACTCCCTCGATTTTGCAGCCACCGAGGATGCTTTCATAATCAAGCATGGATTGAAGCGTAGCGACATCGGGAACATGGCCGAAAGGCATGATCGGTATTGGCTCTATGTTGAGGATTGCAGCCCAATCTATGATCTTCTCGTATTCTGAAATAAACTTGCTCCCGAAGGTATCCGAGACTCCGAAAAGCATCAGGTGGTTGATCGGTATCCGGCCATACTTGAGGGAATTGTGCTTTGGACTTTTCAGATACTCACAATAGAAAACTGAGTTGTCGGGCAGGGCTGGCTCGATGGAATAAACATAGTCGAGGGCCGGGAGAAACATCTTTTCGGGGGCCTCACGGAAGATGACCTTCCCCTTACTGCGGGTGAACAATTCGCCATTGACCTTCCCGAAAGCGAACTGCGAACCGTCAACCTTTTCCGTAACTTCCACAGGGCCATCGAAGATGTCTCGGATGTAATCCGTGCCAATTGCGAAGATTTTGGGGAATGCTTTAATCATAAAAGCCTCCAGATAGGAATGGTATGTTGAGAAGCGGCCACTGGACCGCGCTTGCTTGCGTAGGCGACCCGAAGGCCGCCTGTGGGACCGTCCAGCCGAGAGGGGGCGACTAGACGGCAGGGGTTAAGACTTCTTTCTGGGTCGGCGTTCCCTCTGCGCCTTAAAATACGGATTCTTCCCTAAATACTGTTCGTGATCCAGCCAGACGATCATTCTGGTTCTCGTGACTTCGGCCAGCTTCTTAGCCGTTTCTATGGAAGGTCTGCGCCAGCCGTAGATTATGTCGCAGATAAATCCGGGCGACCGTTCCGCCTGTATTGCCAATTGAGATAATGTGAGAAGTTTTTTCATAGTGCGGTAATCATACTTTCGCGGTATGCGAATTGTCAAGGTCGAAATTTAATCCGAGGCCAGAAATATATTTTCGCATTGAGCGAAGATTTTTGTTGAAAAGTTAATCCGGTTCGACTAGGCTTGAATCTGCGTGACGGACATAGGGCCGTTGAGATTAAAAACCTAACATGGTCAACTTTCCAACCAACTTTCTTTAGCCGGCCGGGGAAAGCCCGGCCTTGAGCGAAGCTGCAAAAGGTCGGGCGTAAATGGGGAACCCACATAATTCATTCTGTTCTGATGCTTCTGAAATCAATCTCAATGTGGTCGCTCAAAGCTCCGGTCTCGAATCCGGCACCCGTTGCAGCTTCACTGAAGGAAACCACGACCATCCTTCCCCCGGTTCCGACTGAGGGTCCGGACAGGTCAAAGGCGCAAGGAACCTTAAACCAGCAGAAAGCCGTCCCCCTTGGGAGTTTTGACCGGCTGCGGCGGGCACGAGAACGGAGGGAACGATGGCAGCAGGTAAAGAACGGAAGCAGAAGGTCGGAGAACCTCTCCGTCAATACGCCAGGCGCAACAACAGGCGTATCCGCAAGGGCGCTGGATTCAACCACAACCGATAGGGAGACCCCCATGCACCACCGGATAATCATCACAGCAATCCGAGCCGTGCGCTCATGCCGGACCCTCGACCAGCTCCTTACGGCCGAGCGATACGCGGCATTGGCGGCCCGGAGAATCGGACTCCCACAGTTCCGGGCGGCGTGCGAGGAAGCGCTGAACGAGGCTTTCCACCGGATTCAGGCCGAGAGCCGGGCGGGACGGATACGAGCGAATGGCTAACCTCCCCCACATCAAATGCCCGTGCGGGAATCGGGATCTCCGGATTCTGGCCTGCGTTGTGCGGTTCGTGAAGATGTTCGTGAGGGGAAAATTCACTTGGCGTTGCCCCGTTTGTGAGCGCCGACGCACGTATCTGATTTATGGGCACAGGGGCGGGGCGACACTGGTAGTGGCGGACAGGAGGACGAAGTGAGCAGGAATCAGCAAACATGGGCGCTCGAAGACCACCTGTGCAAGAGTTGCGGCGGGAGAATCCTCCGTTGCGTCTCTGGCGGAGGCCCAACCGGGGGCGGGAACCCTATTTACCGCTGCGCTGATTGTGGAATTGGCGGGGCATCAATGGGTCCGCAAGCGATATGTTGGTGCGGCATGGCCTTTCGCAGAAACGAGAAGGGGGCCTACAGGTGCCTTCCCTTCTCAATCTTGGAAGGACATCCCGAATATCTATCGGCATTTCTGGCGTGCGGTTGCGATCCGGCAAGAGGCGGGGATGTTGGAGTTGTGTTGAACAGGTCGATTCGTGGTGCGAAGGGGGAATGATGGCTGAATTCCACAAGCAGGTTTTGCATGATGCCGTCGAAGACCTTGAGATGGAGTCGTTTCGGAGAGGTATTGATAACGATTGGGGCAAGGATCTGTCCCCCCTGTGGTCCAGATACTACGCCGCCCGCGACGCGCTCATCGAGGCAGTTCGGGAAGAGGCGATTGCGGAAACCGAGTTGCGGATGGAAAAGGAGAAGGCCAATGTGCCGAGCGATTGACCCCTACACCCGCCTTGCCGATCTGGCAGAGCAGGACGAACGGGAGCGGACGGAAGCTGACATGGAAATTAAGAGGCGCAAGGAAGAATTTCCGGAACACCTGTTTGATTTGGGTGTTCGCTTAATGAGAGGACACACGACATGAACGAAGTCCAGACATACCAAGGGGCACCGCCGCCGCTGGCTTTGAGTGAAGTCAAGGCGCAAGTGAATCTCATCCAGGAAATCATGCGAAGCGTGATGACCTTGAACGAGCACTACGGGGTAATTCCCGGCACGAGCGGCAAGCCGTCATTGCTTAAACCCGGAGCGGAAAAGATCATAATGACCTTCCGCCTTGTTCCGGACCCCGAAGTTGATGTCATCGACCTTCCTAACGAGCACCGCGAATACCGCGTCAAGGTCAGACTAACGACACAGAACGGGATCTTCCTTGGCGCCGGGGTCGGTTCCTGCACGACGATGGAAGGGAAGTACCGTTTCCGAACCGGACCCTCGGAACTCACGGCAAACCCTGTACCCAAGGAATATTGGGACCTCCGGAAAGAGAATCCCGCCAGAGCACAGGCGAGCATTGGGGGTAAGGGTTTCATCCCGAAAAAGGATGATTCCGGCATGTGGGTTATCGCCGTCCAGGGGGAGAAGGTCGAACACGACAACCCCGCAGATTATTATAACACCGCCCTCAAAATGGCGAAGAAGCGGGCAATGGTGGACGCTTGCCTGACTGTTACCGCCGCCAGCGACATCTTCAGCCAAGACCTTGACGACGATGACATTTCGGCTACCACCGGCAAAAACGGCGACCCTAAACCCCCGATTACCAAGCCCCAGGCCAAGAAGACTAACGGCAAACCGCTAACCGTCCGGGGAATTGTCGAGGATGTTTCCATTAAGAACGGTGAAGGCGATAAAGGCCCATGGACCAATTACCAAGTCAAGATCGGAGAGGCGTGGTTCGGCACCTTCGATAAAAAGCTGGGGGATCTCGCCCAATTCGAGAAGGGGCATGAAGTCATGGTCGAGTACATCCACGACGGCAAATACAATAAGATCACGGACCTGGCGCCGGTTGTGGTGCCGGAATGATTGAATTCGAGGAAAGCACGCACACCTACTGGGTTGACGGAACAGTTTACCCGTCAGTCACACAGATCATGAGCGCGATAGGGTTGGTCCGGCCCTATACCGGAGATCCGTGGTATGGGGAAAGAGGGACGGCTTGTCACGTTGCCGCAGTTCTTTTCGATCAGGGCATCCTCGACCCTGAATCCGTGGACCCTGCCATAAGCGGTTTCTTGGACGCTTACGCACGGTTTAAGCGCGAGACGGGCATGGAATGGGAGTACACAGAAAAACGCTTCCACCATCCCGTCTATAGATTCTGCGGGACGATTGACCGCGCCCTTCCGCTCGTGGATTTGAAAAGTACAAATTCCGCATGTGATCTTCAGTTATCTTTTTATGGTGAATTGCTCCGGGCGAATGGCATAGACCCCGGCAGAACCAGCTACTTCCTTCATTTGCGTGAGGATGGATCTTACCGGTTGGCTCCATATAAGTTCAATCGACGCGATACAAATATTTGCCTTGCTGCCGCATCTCTTTTCCATTGGCGGAAAGAGCATAATTTGCTTGACTGAAAACTTACCTTAAGGTATGAGTACGAGTATGAAAATTAAAATACTGAAATTAACATGCAAACGATGTGGGCATGTTTGGCCCCCGAAAAAAAATGATGTCCGAATATGTCCGAAATGTAAAAGTCCGTACTGGGACACCGCCAAGGAACTGAAGAAATGAGAACAATGTCTACCTGCTTGAATTGCGGCAAGGTCTTTTATTCGAGAACCCCCAGCCGTGCCAAGAATTGTTCACGCTCATGTGCTGTCCAAAACAGGAATTTTTACGGTAGTGCAAACCCCAAATGGAGAGGCGGACGCATTGCACTCGCCGATGGACGAGTAGCCATCTACGCCCCCGATCATCCCAATGCTTGTCTTTTTGGGGGGACTCACATTCTCGAATACCGCCTAATCGCAGAACAAAAAATAGGTCGTTTTTTAACCGGAGATGAAATCGTGCATCACATCAACGGGATCATTACAGACAACAACCCAGACAATCTAGAAATTATGACGCAATCAGAGCATGCGCGTCTGCACGCACACAGAGATTTAGGCAATGGACGATTTATCTCTCCAAGAAAGGGCTAAAATGACACAAACAGCCGAAATCATCGACATTGTTCCAGGCCAACAGGAAGCGCAAAAGGCCCTGACCGTCCGCGAACAGGCGGACATTCTGACCATCACCGACAAGCTGAGTTATGAACGCGGCAAGGAACTTTTGCTGACCGTCAAGGACTTGCGGAAGGAAATTGCCAACACGTTCAAGCCGATCATCGAGAAGGCTTTCGCCGCCCACCGCGAGGCAATTGCCCAACAGAAAAAGATTGAAGAACCGCTCATCCAGGCCGAGGGCATTATCAAGGGCCGGGTTGCCACGTTCCTCATGGAAGAAGAACGCAAGCGCCGCGAAGAGGAAACCCGCCTTCGCATCCTGGCGCAAAAGGCCGAAGAGGAAAGGCAGTTACAGGCTGCCCTCCAGGCAGAGGCGGACGGTGACATCGCCGAGGCCGAGGCCATCCTTGATGAAGTTCCGTTTGTTCCGCCTCCGATAGTCCCGAGGGTGGTTGAAACGGGGGGCGGAATTTCGATGAAAACAAACTGGAAATTCCGGGTGACAGACGCCGCCAAGATTCCCCGCGAGTACCTTATGGTAGATATGGTGAAGATCGGCGGTATCGTTCGGGCCATGAAAAGCGAAACCAAAATCCCCGGTGTGGAAGTCTACCCGGAAAGCAACATATCGGCCGGCAGAAGATAGCATGAACGCCACTATCACCATCACCGAATCCAGCACGCGCCTGGAATGCACGAACGACACTCCGCAATGGATTGTGGAACTGGCTTTGACAGCACTCCGAGCCATCCAGGCTGAACGGAGGAAGAGGGAGAAACTCCATGGACCGAGCTAAATTCCGAAAGGAACTTGAGCGGATAATGCCAGGGTATGCCTGGACTGTCCACAGGGAGAAATATAAAGACTTCGATTTTATTGAGGCCACCGGGATTCAGTACCTGCACGGCGCACTCTCCGACGAACCCATTGACGACGGAGAGCACCCGGTTGCCAAGGTGGAGTGGAGCGAGCCGGCATGATGACACCCGATAGCGACATCGACAGGCTGAAGGAATGGATCGAAGAGCAGCGTCCGTTGGCATTGACGGCCCAGGCGAAGGCGTATCTCGCAACGGCTGGGTTGATGCTGAAGATAATTGACCGCCTTCGCACTCCGGGATTGGAGAAGAGAATGCCTGAGATGACAAGATCCTGCGAAACCTGCACATCATACGATCCGGGGTTCGCTTACTGCCGAGAAGATAAACTAACCGGCGAAAGATGTGACCGATTTAAAGCCGACCCTTCGCGCCAGATGATTGAATCTCTCCGAGCGGAAAATGTCGCGCTCAAAACACAGCTCGAATCATCAGAACGTGCCCTTGACGGTCTGCGGATGGATTACGGCCGGCTCGAAGACATTGGGAATGCTCATTTGCGAAAGGTCAAAGAGTTGGAAGCCCGGCTCGCTTCCGGGTTGCATCTGCCGGAGGTGGATTTGTCGGGGCCGATAGAGGACGGAATAGATTACCTCTGTTTTGTCCGCTACGTTGGATCTGAAAATCGTGAGGGTTGGGAGTTTGTTCAGCATTACAAAGACTGGTGGGTAACGGCAAGAGCGTTCGAAGTCCTCAAAGCCTACGGGCCGCTTCCGAACGGGGTAGAAAAATGACCCGTGCAGAGAAGCAGAAAATCAAAGAAGCCATTCACTTGCTTTCCACTGAAGGCGACGACTATGAGAAAGGCATGATAATCCTCCATCATCTTATCGGGAGCAAATACTGGACAGAGAATATCGGGCCTACAAAGACAATAAGCCTCAATGAGCTTAGGGCGGACAATCGCCGCTTTACGCTTCCGGGGAAGGAGTGATGTGATGCATGAGACATTTTATGCAGGATATAAGCGGCAAATACTCAATCTCCGTCAACAACTTTCCGAAGCAAAGGCGAAACTCCTTTTAGTCCGAAGAAAATTAACCCTTTACAGAACATCGCTTGCCGAATCGAAGCGAATACGCAGGGAGGCCGAGTGTCGCGAAATCAGTATGTCACAGGCGTTTCTGGATGCCAGCGATAGGACGGTAGCTGCCGAGGCGCGTGCGCTCCGGTACGCCCAGGAACGGGATGAGCTTTGGGCGAGGATTGATGGGGCGCCAATTGCCCTAATCTCACAGACGCTTACTCCGGCGTTCAGTGTGCTGCGTAGAATTAGAGTTGAGATTATCCCATCTGATATAGAAAAGTTGTTCAACTACCAAGACTCACCAGGCCAATCCGTCCAGGTCGCCCTGGTCGTCATGCCCGATGAGGCCCAGAAAGGATAATTTCATGATGCTGTTAATTATCATAAAACTCATCAAGGCGTCGATGATTCTCCTAGCCATGCTTTTCATTGCTAGATCACGCGCAGAGTCGGTTAGCGCTACGGAAAACATGTTTATGATTTTCTTAGCGTTAATTTTCATCCTATGGGCAGAGGCGGTTGGATAACCGTATTCCTACGGTGTCCACGCCGCCACATCGGCCCCATCGCCGTAGCGGTAGACCTGGACCCCATCCCCGGAAGTGCAAGTAACTCCATTCGCCAGTCCCGGCGAGAACGTGATGGTCCCGGCCCCGGTAGCTGTAACGGTGTAGCCGGTTGTGGTATTGTTTATCATCTTTCTGGCTCCAGCAACAGTTTGAGCCAGGCGAACGTAATCCCCGGCCACAACAAACCCTACGGCTGCCACAGAAATGGTGCTAGTCCCGGCCCCGGTCCCCGTGATATCGGCAGTCAAGGTCGTGTCATGCCTGCCAATTACGGTCCCGAATGCAGGCGTTGCCGCAGCGGCCCCTGACGACCAGAACACGGCCCCTTGAGGCAAGTTATAGTTATAGGGAATATTCGCGGCCGTGGTGTTCAGCGTTCCCCAAGGAGTATAGAGCAGGGTTCCTGATATACTGGATTTCCGAACGAGCGGGGTTGTGAAGGCGAAGCTGCCGGTCGATGTTCCGGACCCTTTACCGTGGCCGTCTACGTAGATTACGTAGGTTTTGCCCGTCGTAAGAAAGGCATTGGCAGCGTATTCCCGCCAGTATTGTTGCAGTGAGAAGGTCTGCCGGGCCTCAAATTTGGCATCGGTCGAATTGTAAATCAGCAGAGCAAATGAGTTAAGCGGCGTCGCTCCGCTCTGCTTCGCCATCAAGGAAAAGCTCCAGATTGTATCATCGCCCGTGACCGTGTAGCCAATGGCCGACGATGTGCTCGCGGTCAAGGTCATCAGGTATGCGTCGAGCACACCACGATTTGAGAGGACTTTATCCTCTTCCAACAACATCGTGGCCGTGCCCGTATAGGTCACAGACGCCGCTGCGCTCTTTAGGTCCTGGTAAACGTCCCTATACCCTTTACTTCTCGGATCGGCCTTAAGCCGCCCCAGGTACTCGCTGTCATCTACTATGACACTGGCAAAGCTCGTGTGCTGCTCAAAACCAATATTGTATTCGCCATAAGGTGCGTGCCCCGCCGATGTAGGCCGAAAAACGATAGGCTTGGTCACATACTCGTTGTAGTAGTTGTCGTCATCAATGACCAGACCACGCGCTTTGCTTTGCACATCTATTGCAGCGGCAATCGTGCTACCGCTGTTGACGGAAAAACTGTTTCCTTTGATTCGGATGTTGTCATGCACAGAATCTACAGCTGTGGTCCCAATGGTGATGAAAGCATACGACCCAGCCACGGCGGTCGGAAGTTCAAACCTATTACCTTCTATCAGCGCCCCCGTTCCGGTCACTGCTCCAGTGGTCTTGATTCGAATCCCATAGGCATCAGTCCAGGGATATATCCCGCATTTGGTAACAGTGCAGCGCGGGGCAGAAATGTCGAGTTGGCTGGTAGCGTTGTTAAAGAAGGTACACCCGGAAACGGTTATTGGATCGCTGTTGGCGCCGAAGATGTCGCCGCCAATCGTACATTGCGATACCCACACATTTTCCATCGCGGAAGGACCGCATAGCGTATCAATCGAGAACCCCTTGCCGAAATGCCAGATGAACACATTCTCCCAGCGCCACGGATGTTGAAGGCGCTTCATGTAAATTCCAATGGAATTGCTGTAAGGCAAGCTAAACACATTGGGGCCGGTAAGGCAAAGGTCTTTAAGGTTGAAACCATACTGGTAATTAGCATCAACAGCTACGTTCAACGACTTTCCGTCGTAGGTGGAGTCTATATAAGTCGTGTAGATCCCCTGCCCCCTAAGCGTCATCCCGCTAAGATTTGGGCGGCCCGTGCTTGAAATAGCATCGAAGTCAATTGGCGCGGTCACCGTGTAGTGCCCACCTTCCAGTTCGACTATTGCAGCTATCGGCATTGCGGCGTCAACAGCCGCCTGAATCGCGGCAGTATGGTCGTTTGCCGCATTCGCTGTTAGTGTGGGGCCGGTTCCGTCCCACCATGCCACACGGATAACGTCTGCCGCGTTCAAACCGAACAAAACCGACCCGGTTCCGCTGAACACCTGATAAGATCCAGCCTCGAAAGGCCCGTTGAAAGTGAGGGTTTTACCGGATGAGACAGTCAGCACCGCCCCGTAGGGTATCACGACCGCTAAATTGCTCGGCACTGTCACGGATGCCGCAATAGTCCATGCACCGGGTCTTAACAGTAGCACCGCCTTGCGGGTCGTTCCGATGAACTGAATTGCCGAAGACAGCGAGGAATCGGACATGGTAGTGCCGCCGCCGTAGACCTGCGCGACATCAACTTCCTCACCAAAACTGTGCAAGGATAAAGCTCCCCCGGAGCTCGTTTGCCGAGTGAACGTCGATTCTATCCCGTCCCAGTAGTGGATATCCTCCTTGCCAATTTTGCTTTTGAATGCAGTGCTTGCCGTGAAGGCGGGTGGCGATGCAATGCAAATTGATAACAGTAGCGTAAGAGTAAGTCTAAGAATCGAGGACATGGACCTCTCCTGTCGGTTGCGGGAGGCCTTGATGGCGTGCCTGGTTTGTGCGCGGGTTAAGCGGTGCGAACCCAAATATAAAAGACCTGGAACGGCGGCAGGTTATCCCCGTCTGCCGAATCGAAAGCGGCAATGTCAACGTCGTGCGTATGAGCGCCAGTCGGTGCTCCAGCGGCACCCGTACCCAGAAGACCCGTTGCATCGCTCGGAGGGCCAGAAGTGGTTGAAGGTGGATCGTTTGAGTGATTGTGAGTCTTAGTGCCTCCGGTCCCGCCGAGTGTCCCGAAATCCTCATCCCCGGAAGAATAGCCGACAACCATCCTGCCCGCGCATGTAAGCGCCCATGTCCCGTACCCCAGCGCCGTTGCCGGGTCGGTTGATACCGTCGAGATAACGCAGAATCCAACCGGTATTTGAAAACCGTCCGCGTAGGACTTCGGCACGGCGTCAGTCGATTCCGACGGATCGGCAAGGGCGGTGATGCTGTTGCCGTCCATATTGATCGATGTCTTGAACGTCGGATTACCCAGGAACCCTTCAATCAGATCGAGCCGGGACGCGAGCCGCTGGAAGACGGTATTCGTCTGCAAGGCCATATCGTCCACGCTTTCAGGGGCGTGGAGGTAGTAGAGTTCCTTGGATTCTTTAGCCATTCGAAATGATCCAGATAATGTAACAGCAAATAGCCGCGATAATGCCAATGGTGGACAGTTCGAGCATTGGGTTCTCCTATTCTTCGATAAGGTTTTGACCTATTCCCATGATTCCCATCTTCGCCCCCTGCCCTATGCCTGAGGCTGCTTTTTGACCCATCGGACCTACTGTTTCCTTCAAGAGATAATTGCGGAGAAAGCCAAGATTCCCGCGCCCCATTGTGCCAAGAGACGCCAGTAGAGAAAACCCGGTCGGTACCAGTATCCCGGCGCCCATGTGTCCGGTGGCAAGCAACCCGCCTGCTGCCCCGCCGCCGAGGATAGCATCAATTCCCGTGCTCTTCCCGCCCATACGAGAGTAATCTTTCATCAAATTTTTAGAGATGTTCAGCCATTGTTCGAGAGCAGGCTTGTATTCAGGCATTATTTCAGCCGCGCCTTTTCCGTGTTTATTATACCAGTCGATAAATTTGCCCGGCATGAACATGCGCTCTCCGGTATCTTCGACAAGTTTCGTTGCGCTATTAAATACTGATTCGAGATAAGCTGAATCAAGGGCCTTTAGAGTATCTTCCTGCCCGGTTGTGGTCAAGAAATTCCTTATTGCAATAGCATCTTTTTTGTACGGCTCGGAGTAGAGCTTGAAGAAATTCCTTTGGATGTTTTGTTCCGTGGAACCGGCGAGACTTTTAGCAAGAGGCGTCTGATTTAGAAATTCCAAAGCGTCTTTGTATGTTTGGTCCGCCGCCTTCCTGAGTGCCCCAACAGTCTGGCCCAGTTCGGGTACGGCCAGAGTTTCCATGTCTTCGAGGGTAGCACCTTTGAGTTTCCCGATGAATGCTTTTTCTTCCGGCAATAGCGAACTGAACCACCCCTTTTCCTGCTTCCAGAGGTTTTTCGAAAACCAATCGAGATCCTGCATCGGGATCGTGCCTTCACTGGTTGCAATCCGCTTTGCCGCTATGTACTGTCTCGACCCCGTTCCGCCGTATAATCTCCCCACAAGCGCCAAGGTGTCTTCATCGAAAAGGCCGGACAAAGCCGGAATATCGACCGGGGTTTCCTTTGGAATGGTTCCAATTGCTTCGTTGAATCCGGCATAGATTTTGGGGCGGTCCACGCTTTGTTTGAACAGACTCTTTAAATTCATCGCCTCGTCGGCAATCCCCCTGGACTGCGGAAGGCCAACCTCTTCCAGAATATCGGAAGCTGCTTCGGTTGCACCCCTTGCCAGTTTTTGCCTCTGAGCGTTCCCGAAAAAGCGGCCCAGACCGGTATCACCCAAGCCCTGCAACAGTCGCGGCATGAATCCACCCTGAATATCGGCCGAGAACGGAAGGTTGCGCTCGTTCGCCCAATTTATGAATGACTTTGTGGCGTCGGTAAGTTTGCCCGCCGCAGGCGCCATGAGCTTTCCGGCAACCTTCAGGGCAAGTCCTCCGCCAACTTGCGCCCCCGCGCCAAGTGCTGCTTCTCCGGCGTAACCGGACGGCGCGAAAGGTAATCCTAGGTCCATCAAGGTTTTATCCTGCTCGGATATTTGTGGGGATGTTCCGCCGAAAGCATTTTTAACACCCAACCCGCCAGCAGCCCCCAACCCGGCGAGGCCAGCGGCAACGGGCAATCCTACCCCTGTGCCGGCCAAAAGCGGCGCAGCCATTGCCCCGATCATAGGAGCATTTTCCGCCGCAAAACCGCCCACCTGATTGACCAGTTCTTTACTAAGATTGACCGAGGATGGAATGCCCATAAGATCGAGCGGTTCGGATTCCTCAATCGCGGTCGTGGTCGGGGGAGTCGCAACGGGTTCAGTCGGTTGTGCTGGACCTCCGAATACCTGAGCCTGGATGACGGATTGAATTTCTTCCGCAGACATATCGTCAGGGAATTCGATCTGAATGTTCCGGTCAGGAATATCGACTATTGGCATGTTATTCCCCCACGGGAATGAGCTTCCCGTCCTTGAAAATCATTTTAGTGGGAGTCAACCCCGACTTCCCGGTGCGCAGTCTGAGCTTGCCGGTCGGGTCCATTTTCTCAAGGTAGCCGTCAAGAAAGGAACTGACCTGCTTTATCTTGGAGCGCACGGTCTGCTCATTGTCCCAAATCGTCGGAACATACCGCTCAACATACCGCTTCATTTCCGTTTCAGGCATTCCGGCACCGGTTGCCGCCCTGGTGATAGCGTCCGCTGCATTCTGGAGAAGCTGTGATACCTGCCGCCCCTGACTCCACGGCATGGAAACGGTCGAGTTGAAGAGTGCGGTTTTGTTAATGGCGCCGTCAGGACTGAAAAGAAGCTGTCTGGCCTGCACTAATGCCTCAACGCCGGTTGCCGCCAATTGCTGCTTACCCGCTTCGCCCGACGTTTCCCCTTTGGGCGGCGCCACCTGCACCCCGCCTCCGACTTCACCCGTAAAAGGATTCCTGTTTTGCTCGGTAGTGCCCGTTGCCGTTTCGACTTTCGTCGTATCGAGCTTGAACGGTTGCGGAATAAATCCGCCCTGCTGAGTGCTGTCGAACGGATTGAAGTAGGCTTTGGCGGGCATTCCGCCCGGCCCTTGGACATCTTGAGCCTGCGGAGTTACCGATTCGTCCATCATTAACCCAGGAAGCGGCCGGCCGGTTCGTTTGTCCACTCCTACCGATATCGGACCTTTCGGCCCGGCGATTCCCTTGAGCCACTGGACTTCATCCTCCGGGTAGCCGTATTTTTTGTTGAGGTATCCCTGGATGAACTTGTTCTTGTCGATCTTCGGCATCCCCTGCTGGACTTGCATTTGTGCGGCCATGTCTGGAAGTCCCTGCCCCCCCGTGACCTTGCCGATATATCCGGAAGGGTCTTTCGTGACAAACCCGCCGTAATGCGTCAATGCTTTGTTAACGTCCTGATTGTTTCTGTCAAGTAATTGACGGAAATATGCCCCCGCCGTTGCCACATTTTCTTGAGAGGTCATTTGCGCTGGATGTTTCGCGCCCGGTCCCCACACGTCGCGGGCGGCATCAACCCCGACTTGCCCCGGTCCCCAATAAGGTGTTCCCTGTGCGTTTTGGACGTTGCGGCCGCCCGACTCGGTATTGATGAGGTTTGCAAAGAGATCCGGAGAAAGTTTATTGGTTTCAGCCACTTCTCCAATGGTCGGCATGAGTTCAGCCATTCCTGGACCGAGTGAGGATTGCCGCTGACGTGAAGTAGCGGGAGCCGCAGACCCCAGTAGTCCGCTTTCTTTCTGAAGCTCCTGCATTATCCACTCTTCCATCGGGTCTTTGGGCTTCGCCAGACCCATCAGGACCGGTTTCAGTTCAGGATTGAGCTTCACATACTCCATAGCCTGATTTTTGAGATTCATTTCTTGCTCAAGCTGCTTTGTTTGCAACTTGCTCTGTTCGATGAGGGCTTTTTGATACTCGTTTTTAACCCTATCCTTTTGCCCTTGAGCGAATCCCTGAGAGATTCCCGACATTAATGCAAGTCCGCCGCTGCCCATTACACCACCTCCCCGCCTTTTCTGCGATACGGTGGACGTCTGCCGAGCAGATTAAAGACGCCGAGCCAGAAGGATTTAACAGGTGAGAAGATCCAGCCCTTGCGGTCGAGTCCGTAGAACCATTTCCCGTACTTCACCATCGGCTCGACCATAAGGTATTTTACGGTATCATAAACTATCTTGTGCTTTCGCATGAGCGGAACGATCTGTTCGGACAGCCAGTAATACCCGCGCCGGTTTCGTTCCGTCATGTGCTGATCGCGGTACGCCCTGACAACCGGGTGCAGCATGCCGCCTTGGGATTCCACGAAAATGAAGCAGCACATTCCGCCCATCATAGCCGCAGCGCCGAGCGTTCCCAACCCCTGCCCCAACCCCATCATTGACTGGTTTTCCATTTGGTTAGCCGATGTCTGCGCGCCCAGAGCAGAGGCGTACTGCGAAGCGTAGGCATTCCCAGCCGTGCCGAGGGCGCTTGTGGATGTCGCGGCCGATCCGGTGGAAGTCCCGTAGATTTTATCCATAAGATCCTGTGTGAGACTGGCCGATATCGTAGCCGGAAGGCTCCCCACATCAGAGGCCCGGCCCGCCTCCACATTTGCAAGGGCGCTCGTAAGTGCCCCGCCTGCCGGGGTCGATCCCATTACGTTTTGCTTGGCGAGCGCGTACTGATCCTCAAGACCGGTCTTCGCTGCCGCATAAGTCGGTGCGTAAGCCGCCATTTCCGATACGGGTTTACCGCCCAGGAAGTCGGAATATTGCGAAAAAAGAGACTGCCTTAGCGGGTCGGTTTCGCTCCAGTATTCTTGGGCGAGTTGAGCCGCCGCTTCCGAATACGGATTAGACTGAACCGTGGTCGTGGTTGCTTCGTCGGAGCCCTTGCCGCCGAACATACTGCCCATAGCGGGCCTCCCTGTGTGGGAGGCCGGAGGCGTACCGCGTTATAATTCCATGCATGTTAAAATCCCCGCGCATCTGATCCCCTGGTAAACGTCCTTGCAGAGTTTCGGTATTGCGCCGACTTCCCGAAAGCCGATCCGCTTTACGAACCGGACAGCCTCCGGGTTATTCTCCGGGGTGATCCCCATGATAACATCGAAAAGCTGCTCTCCCTGCCCATTTTTAAACGACTTCCAGAAGTCGAGCACCATCTGAACGGCTTCGCGCGTAAACTTGCCGAGCGGGCAGAAATGACCGAATGCGTGCGTGTCTTCGCAGCTATTTAGCCACGCCAGGAAAACCACCTTTGTGCGTTTCGTGTCGATAACGAACACGGGCAGATTCTTCCAATCCTTTACGAACCGCAACCATGATTCGTAGTTGAACACGGTGCCGCCGTAAAAAACCTTTTCGTGCTTGCCTGAGATAACCATCTGGCTCCAAACGCCCATGAGTATTTCATCGGGCACATTGCAAGTTCCGTTTTCAACGATGAGCGGCCATAATCTATAGCGGGTCATTCAGCCTCCATTCCGTAAATGTCAACGTCGCCGGTTCCTGACATGCGCAAGGACAGCCGGTCGCCCGTGCATCCGTCAACCAGTCGCTTGCGGGTCTTGCGGCTTTCTGTTATCGCGTGAGTCTGCTTTACCGTTCCGTCGAGCAAGATGTATCCGTTCGCGGTCGCGGCACTTCCGAGCGATACATCATAGCGGGCGAACCGTGGGAAGTATTTGCGAAGACCCCCAAATTCCTTAGACTCGATTTGCCACGAAATTACCGTCCCGTCATCCCCGACAATGCTCCGGTCTTCGATCACGCGAATGTATCCGTCCGTACATCCGGCAAGAATTCTGGTGTTCGCGGCGTCATACTCCACCGTCCGGATGTAGAACGGGTACTGGTAATGAACCGTGCGCTTCGTCTGCAAGTCCATCACCAGCACATCGGCCGGGTAAGTATCAGTCCCTCCGGGAAAGCCGAACCATAATTTTCCGCCAGCGCTTATCATCCAGCAATTGGCAATGTAGGTGCGGTTAAGGCCGGGGATGCTGCCGGCCGTTTCGCCGTCGAACACGGTCTGAAATTCGGAATCGCTAATCTTAACGTCGGACCCGATCTTGAACTGGTAGATCCCGTCGATACCGAGATGAAAAATTCCTTGCCCCACAATCGAGCAGAAGCATTGTTTCGACAGAGTGCCCGTGTGCGCCTTCATAGGGAGCGGGAAAAAGCTCGCAACGCCCGTGCCCTGGATCTGGTAAATCTGAGATGAACTGGCACAAAAAGCCTGACTACCCACATATGTTACGGCCATCAGGCCGTCGTCTGGCCTCGATACTTCGATATAATAGAGCGCGGGCCAGTATTCCGGCTGCTTCGGTTTGCAGTAATAGAGATTGTTATTGAGGATAATGAAGCACGATCCGTCATAATTGGGACCGGCCACGACCGATCCGAGCGGGGGCCTGTCGTGGTCGATCTCTACCTCCGCGCCCAGCTGGGAATCGCGCTTGGTAAGCACGGTGTATTCAGCATCTATTGCCACTTCGGAGTGATAATAGAAATTTCCACCGTCCGCCAGGGTGCGGTAAATCCTCGCGTGAGTAACCTGCGTGTCCGGGGCCGCCTCAAAGATCACCACACCGCCCGAATCAATCGTGAGGCTCGCCGGGGGAGAGGGGTTGCTTTCGCATTCCAGAACGTCTCCCGACTTCCGGCACCAAGTGTATTTTACCTGGAATTCAGCCTCATCGTCATCCAGTCCTTGCTCGAACCAGTACATCCACTCGCTTGAATAGTCGTGAGGGAAGGTCGATTCATCGGCGTCGAGCGTTTCCCCTTCCCAACTATACATGATATCGTAATTGCCGTGTAGCGTCGTGAATTTACGCAGATATCCATCGAGTTTGAGATAGGTCGTAGCACTTTTCATAACGCCGGTTATTAATTGACCTTCCCATGAATACAGTTTTATGGGAGTGCTGTAATAATGCTCCGATTGCAGGATGTAAGCATAATAAGCCGTGGTTGGATCATCACAGTAATCCGCCTCCCACGTTCCGCTTGTGTACGCTTCAGAGTTATCGTAGGTGTAAGCCGGGATTGTGCTGTAGGAATAGTTCTCACCTTCCCAGTCGTGGGTATAAACCCAATTGATCGACTTTGTGACCGTGGGGGCCACCGTGGGAGCGTCCAGACCCCATTCATACGCTACCCCGTCAGTTATGCGCTTGCGATTCGTTCCGTTCAGGGCAAAGATGGAATCCAAGGTCGCGTTATACGCTTTGTAAACCAGCGCGGACCAGTCCGCATTGGTGAGTCCGCTTATTATCGAGGCTTCGTTCTTATAGATCGCAGGGCCGGTGAAAGCGTACCTGTCGCCTGACGTAATCGCCAGTGCCCGGATGCTTGCAAGTGCCGTTGCATTTACCTTGCTGGTCCCCTTGCGGGTCGAAGCGATACCCGCGCGGTCAAGGTGCAGATTCGTGCACCTCGTCATTGCCCCGGATACAACCGCTTTCGGATCACCGGTGAGGACCGTTCCCTTGACCTCGGGCAATTCCTGTGGGTCGGTCGTCACATCCAGATTTCCCGATGGAGTGAATCGTACTGCCATCAGTGCCCCTTATGCAGCCGGATAATGTGAGCCGAGGCTGAATCCCCGCCCTCTAGTAGTTGCTTGCCCGTTTCCGCCCAACCGATAATCACGATCATTTAATGCCATCCGGTAGACCCGATTCAGCATATTGATTCCGATTTCCTTCCGGAGCTTCCAGTAATCGCGCAAGGTCGGAATGTAGCCATCCGTATCGGCGCCGAAACACCGTTCCAGGGTCGCATGCTCCACGGTTTTTACCGCCCAAGCCGGAAAGTCGGAACCGTCCGTGAACCCGATATCGCGCGGCGAAAAGTCGTAAACCATGAGCAAAGCGTTATCAGTGTCTATCACATCCACCGCAAGGCCCACGTCCTGCTGGTCAAGCCACGAATCGCCATCGTAGATCATCCCGCCTATTTCTTCAGGAATCCCGATACTCAAAAGCATCTCCGCGCCGATTTCTTCAACTTGCTCCCAGGTGTAGAGGCTCATGCCGTAATCGAAATAAGATTCTCCCTGAAGCGGGAAGGCGTAATAGCCCGTAGCCGTTCCGAGGTAATCATGCTCCCAATCGCCGGTGTAAGCCATCGTGTTTGTGTCTGAGTAGGCCGTTGTAGTGTCCAGTGTGCCGGTATGGTCCTCGAATTGCCAAACAACGGTTGAAGGCCGAGGGTAGAGGATCACCTGATTGCGGTACTCGTCGGGAATGTAATAATACTCAACTTTGCCGGTCCTGGTGCGATAGTTAGCATCCCACTTCATTAGCTCTCGCTCGGTCATCATGTCGAGTGGAGAATTGTCGAAAGCCGCGTACTTCATTGCTTCGAATTTAGCGTGCAGCGGAACCGGGACTGCTTCAGCGGGAGAGCAGTATTCCGATTCCCACGGATGAATGAACCGGGCGCCGTCATCTCCGGTCGTGATCGTTTCCGGCCAGATCGCCGTTTCCCACGGGTAGCACCGAACGGACCCCGTTTGCATGTGCAAATGCAGCGGACGGTATTCGTCGCCTTCAACATATTCATGCTCGAAATCGAACAGATATGACCACGTATATTGCGGCGGGTAATAGGACGTTTCAATCCGGGTCAGGAGCCGGACCTTCTGAGCCACTTCTTTTTGAGCGTCGTTGAAGTAGGTTTTTACATCGTCGTCGGTCCAGATATCGCCGTTCGGATCGCGCAGGAAGCGTCTTATGCGTGTGAGGGAGTCGGCTAAAGTCATTGCTGGCCCTCTTTTTTGAACTGCCAGGTGCGTTCCGGCGATTGCGGTCTAAGCGCCGTCAGTTTCGTAACTTCCAGACCTTTCGTTATGTGCTCCGTGGCGCGAGCGGCGTCACCCCTGGAAGCGAAATACTCAGACACCGCATAATGCACCGCCCCGTCGTGATACCGCTCCCGGATCTTCACCAGGGCCTTGTCGCTGTCGTATGCCTTCGGAACACAGACGCATTCGAGATCGATCACCCGGCCCTTTGCGGTCGGCACCTGGTAGAGCACGAAATACTCCCAACCGATCCAGCAATAGGCAAGCGGAGTGCCGGAATGTTTCAACCATTCAGGATCTTGCTTCCGAAGCGTCGTCAAATCGGTCTGCCGCAGCTTGATTTTATTCTCCCGGTCCCATGCCGACTTGATGTAGAGGATGTGATCGGTTTCGCTCGACAGCCGATAGAAGGCGCGATTTTCGACTGTTGATAGCCAATACCGCCGAGAGTAGCCGCCGGTCACCATGTTAATATCTTGGATCGCGTCGTTTAGCGAAGTGCGGATCTGAGCCATTCCGGTATCGTCATCCGTAAAAACGTCCGGGGATGTCAGGTTCTCGCCTATAAGCCGCAAAACGTGGGTTTCGAGAGTGTTCATGAGTTACTTAGTCCCCGTCTTAACACTATTCGGAAGAATTACGCAACCTAATTTAGTTACGTTTACGATATATCACTACGGGTGACTTGCGCCTGTTACTCCGTAATGGTGATCGGCTGCCAATCGCTATACTCGTATCTCTTGCCGTCACCGTAGCGCTCGGGTTGGCGAGTTGTCCGGCCGCCCGGATCGACCTGAACTCGATAGACCCACCCTTTGGGCGAATAGGCCGGCGTGCAGGCTGTCGAGGTAAACCTGTGTGCCGGTCGGAAGCACGGAGCCTATCCCGACTACACCCACGCCAACCGCCGTGCGGGTAAGCGTGAGCAATGTAGCGCCTGTCACTACGTCACCTCGTCAACCCGAAAAACCAACCCATTAAGGATGCTCCTATCGCTATGCCTAATGCAAATGTCAGCCAGGGCATAATTAATTATACACTCTACTCCTCAAAAGTAAGAGCGCCATAGGCATAAATAATCTCCCACGTGCCCGCTACGAGACACTGTAATGTCACACTGCCGCCAGCAGCTAATGAGACAGTTTTGCCAGCCCCACCACCGCGTATCACTTCAGTGCCGCTAGGGTCTATTGTGAGAGTCCCCGCGCCCATCCTAACAAAAGTTATAGGTTCACCAGAGACGGCTGCCGGCATAGAAAACACGTAATTTGACGAACCGATCCAGCTATTATTGACCGTTTTCCCAAACCAATTAGGCAATACCGTAAGAGGTGATCCGTTGGGATATGGTCTAATTGTCATTATGGCCGGAGCCGATGTAACACCATAATATTGGTTGGTAAAATTAGAGTTATACGAAAAAACACGCCCTTTCGTGAGTTGACCTGCCAGGCCTGGAGAAAAAGCTATACTACTCAAAGAATGAACGTTGCTTATTGTAACGGCTTTATCGACCAACGAATCCATATCAAACGCGATACTATCTAATGCGTCAGTAATTTTAAGTTGGTCAAACTTAATATTACTCCAATATTCTCCAGTACCCCAAGTCCCATTATTTGCCCCCAAAGCAGCAGCACCACATCCCATAATATGTGTCGTAGTACTAGGATGGCCAGAAATATGACCAGTAATAGTCAGATTATCAAGAGAATGACCGCGATCAGTGTCATCCCCCGTTGTATCGTCAACCAATTTTCTGACAGTAAACACATTCGCCCCAGTAGTACCGGATGTAGCAAATTCCACATCAAAATCTAAAACAATATTTTTCATTATGATAGGGCTTGTGCCTTCATAAGTGAGTGAGACTCTGGCAGGTGATACAACGGACGTACTGCTTGCATCACTAATATATTTAACTTTAAAATCTGACAACCCATTCCCGTCATACCCTTTTAAAAGAACATCTATGGAGCCTTGTGGGTTTGTAGAGTCGATAACTGTATTGACGTTCGCGATTGGCGATATCATTGCTGTCATAAAAAATGACCTATATACATTACTGGTTTTCAACAAACCCACTCTTAGATTCTGGCTAAGATATTGTGCAGCAATACCATACCATGAATTGCTAACTTCCAGTATCCCTATATCTATATTGCTGCACAGAAGAGTATCGCCTGTTGTACCAATCTCCAATCCCAAACCGGCACCATCTACTTTGTTGTGGGGCATAGACAGTCCATTTGTACCTTCGTCTATCCTTACAAAGTCGATACCACTATACGATCCCTCCGAAAAACTCCCTGCCCGACTTAGGGCTGTAACATTGAAATGGTTAATTGTTATGTTGGAACATCCATGCAGCCAGAAGATAACGCCAGCATGAGGAGTGGTGTTATAATATGTGTTGGTTTGGTCTATTGCCAGGGTTGCCCAATTGCCCTCAATATTCAACCCCGTTTTGCTTGTTATTGCCGCCACAGAAGCATAGCTAGTACCAACGAAAATGGGGTAAGACTTCACAGGTGTGAATTCTAATTTGCCCCCTGAAGTTAGTGCCGCTGCCGCTGCCGCAATAGCCGGACCAGCGTCCCCGGTTCCGGAATACCACCAATCCGGGGATGCATATTTCAATCCCGCAACCGTCCCACTCCCGGCATATTGCTGATACAATCCCGTGCTCAAATGCGGGCCATTCTCCGTCAAGGTAAATCCGGTCGTAGTGATCGCACAGCCGCGATTGATGTATAGACCGCAGGTGGTTGTAAGATCGGCGCTGAGAGTAATTGGCGCAGACACCACAACTGTTCCGGCGTAATCTTTTTGAGCGATGAGTTGGGCTTCGGTGCGAACGGTAGTAAATTTGGTCCCTATACTTACGGACCCGAACGCCGGACTTTCAGTTCCATCACCCTTTAAGGCTCCGCTATCGCCTCCAAATGGAGACCCAGGTAATTGAGCGCGAACCGTACACGCGCAAAAACAGACCAGCAGAACGGCTACTAACAGTCTTTTCATAACCTCGATCCTAATAGAAAATTGTCACCATCAAGACCCCATTGGAACCGGCCGCATCATTTACGTACCGGAACTTCTTCACACACTCAGGCCCTGACATTAAATAGCTGTTGCCAGTGGCTAAAACGTGTCCGAGTTCGGGTGTGGGGTTTACGTCAAATCCAAACCTCACACCATAGGTTTCGCAAGTGATAAGTGCCGCAACGGCCCGGTTGCCATTGTGGTCAAGTTTGTCGGCGGCGAATCCCACGGACCCGTCTCCAGCCAATAATTTAAACGTGGGGCCGGGATTACCCTGTAGAGCGATGATTGAATTATACATTTTGCCCCCCTCTCACGCCCATCCAAAGAAGTGCATGCCCATCCAGGTCTTGTCGTCGTGGATGCTGTTCATTTGATGCTCTTCCACGACTAGGGGCTTCAGTTCGGTGTAGAACATCTGGCGTTTGAACCGGGCTTGTTCCAGATCGGCGGTGACGCCCTGAGCGAGCGAGGCGGTTTCGAGCCGGTGGGATTTGGGCTGAAGGTAGATTTTGCCGTCGATTTTAACGACATCGAAAGGGGCCTCGATGAAACGTGGCTCCCGGTCGTCATCGAAAAGACCGACTTTATAGTACACTTTCTGCTGTTTTGCGTTCGTCCATGTCTGAGACATCGGGTACTCCTCCAAGACGGACCCGGATACGTTCCCCGAGTTCGTCCGAATGTTCGGAGAGGTACTTTTTGTACGTGTCCTCGTTGATTGTCGGTGGTTCTCCAACGTGCCCAATTTTCATTGCCCCGTCCAAGAACCATCGAATTCCGACCTTTTTGGACTGAGCGCAGATATAAATGTCTTCCCCGCAGTGCTCGAACGAGAACCACGGGTAAGGCATTGCCTCGAATATTTTGCGCTTCGTGAGCATGGCTCCGAAGCCGGCCGCGTCCACTTCGCAAAGACCCTCGGGAACCTCCACAATCGGGAAATGCTTGTACTGATCGCCCGAAAAATCGCGCACGTAGGCCACTGGAAGGATCTTCCCAGAGCGCGCATAATACAAGGCGGATATGGCGTCTATTTCCTCGTGCTCGGCCATGTGCCGCGCAAGCTGGCAGGCCAGGAACGGCTTGAATGTGTGATCCGTATCGAGCCATAGGAAATGTGAGTAAGGCTCCCCCGTGGGGCAGATCGCTTCGAGCGCCATCTTTGCCAGTTCGTTTCTCGCCCAATGCACCACCATGCGGCTGAGTTTGCCCATCTCGTAAATCCTCAAGCTGAACTGCCACGAGTAGGCCGTCATGTTGATCGTTGACTGCACCCAATCGTGTTCCACATGCGCCATCGGAGACAGGATGCACACCCGCATGGAATCGAAGTATGCAAGCTCTTTGTCGGTGTAATTAGCCATTCCACCTCCACACTTTCGGGTGCTTGCAAATCTGGATGAACTTTTCCCACAGGGTCAAGTTTGTCGGAGATATCCGGGCCTGACCGCATTTAGGGCAGACACCTTTTTTGATATCCCAGGGTGAAACCACGCCCCGGCACAACGTGCATCTGTAAAACGTCATTGAGTGCTCCTTTTTTCCCAGAGGAATCGTTGTTCCCAAATGAAATTGCGCATGTGCTCGGCGCAAAATGCCAAAAGCCACCTGAACGGCCAGTGCATCATCCAGTAATATTGCTTGTGCGGCACCTGGAGATGAGACACCAATCCCATGGGCAATATTTCCTGTTCAGCGGCCCATGCATTCGTTCCCGGTGCAATGTATGAAAACGTGCCAAAAAAAGAGAATTGACTGAAAACGTGCTTGTGGTCCCGATAGGTCGCCGCCTTGTTGCTGGATTCATCCGGCACTCTTATTTCCAGCCGGCCCCCTGGTTTCAGAATCCGCGCGCATTCCTTGAAGGCCCCCCACCAGTCGGTAAGGTGCTCCAGGATGTGGCTCGCAAGAATTTCGTCCACAGAATCATCCTCAAAAGGCCAGGGGAATACACCCAGATCGTGCTTCACATCCGGGTTGCCGTAAGCATCTACGTTTACCCAACCCGGTATTGTTCTTCGACCGCAGCCGATATTCAAGCGGAGGGACTTATTTTCCATTTTCTTCCCATTCGTAATTGAGTCGCCGCAGATCCTCGCGGTATAGGAACTTTACGAGGCCGCGAAGATGATCATCGAAAAACGGCTGATACATTCCCGGCTTTTTTGTCTCACGAAAATGAGGAAATACTTTCGTGCTCGCCGGGATCCCGAGTTCGTCAAAGAGCGCCTTCAGCTCAGTCTCGAGATTTTCGAACCGGAGCACCCGGTCAACGATGATCCGTCCGTAATGCGTATCCGGGTGAAAATAGAATTGATCGTAACCGTCTGCCTTCTGGAACTGTTCACGATCCGTTATCCAGTAGAGCTGCGGCAACAGCCCCTCGGATTCCTGATCGGTCCACTCAAGATCGAAGTTCTCGCGCGGCTTGAGTTGCTTGTAAAAATACTTGGAAACGAAGCGGTCATAAGGGTTCCGAACGACCGTCCACTTCAGGTACTTCTCAAATTCCTCCGGGTATGATTCCTTGATCTGGAGCGCGGATTTATGGCCCCCTCCGAGTACCCCGGTTTCCTTGCAGATTTGTTTCAATAATGCGCCTTCCCAGGATGAGCAGATGGTTGTCCCGGCCGTTTTGGGAATGTGGATGTAGATGAACTTGTACTTATGCGAGATTCCCCAGGGCATTAATTGAGCCTCCTGAACATTTTGTCCCATTTCCGGGCGATATAATCCCAGGACTGGGTTTTCGTGTTGGCCGCATTCGTGCACATCCGAGCGTGTTTTTTCCCGTCGCTCAAAACCTCAATGGCGTTCCTGGTCATTTCCATCTGGTATACCATGTAGTCTCGGGGCTGGAATTCGGTAAGCATTCCATTCTTGCCGTGCGTGATCCATTCCCCCGCGCTGCCGACCCCGCCGGTTGTGATAACCGGAGTCCCGCAGGAAAGAGACTGAAGAATTATGTTGCTGCAAATCTCCGGGTAGTCGGTCGGAAGAATCATAAGCGAGGCCCTGCCAAGTTCCACGGCAAGGTCCGCCTGTGGGATAGGTACCCGGAGTTCAACTTCACTTTCCCGAACCGATTTATACGTCAACTCGTATTCGTCTCCGTCCTCGCCTATTTCATTCGGATGCATCTGGGCCATATTCGAAAAAGCCGTCATGTGTAGCTCGGGACGGGTCCGGTTTCGCACCGCCTCGAAAATGAGCGGAAGGCGCTTCAACCCACGGTTCGGGGCGCTGGCGTAGATCACGTAATTCTCGTCTTTGCATATCGCCGGCCGGAAGCGTTCCTTGTCAACCCCGTTCGGGATAGTGTAGCTTTTGCCTATTGTGCGGTAAAAAGCCCTCCAGACCCGTTCAGCATACTTGCTCATGAACACCGTGGCCGAGAAGGCGCCCATGATATTCGGGTCCGGAATGAAGCCGTTATGGGGCAAGTCGTGAGTCCAGAGGATTCGGTGTTTTGCCTTCACTTCGGGAAGGCCCCCACCCGTCCCCCGATTGAAAATGAGGAAATCACAACTGGAGAAAAGCCGGTATTGCTCTACGGGGAACCATCTTGCACCGGATTGCGTTTCTCCCGGATTTCCAATGTCCGCCAGTACAAACACGGTATGCCCCATTTCGGAAAGTAAATTGGTGAGGATGAAGAGCGACGATACCATGCCGCCCCTCGCCCTCGTGTTGAGGTCGTGGATAGAATCAAGTTTCGTGCTTCTATCGAGGAACAGTAATTTCAAAATCGCCTCCTTTACAGAGCGCGGATAAAAGCCTTTTTGGTCGTTGCGAACTGGCTCGAAGAACTCGCCGTGATAGCCTCGCACAGAAACCCGAACTGTTTACTGGTTCCGCTCGAAGTTGCGGGCGTCATGCCCCAGTGGGCAACGCAAGTCAGACCGTCGCCGGTCACGCTCGATCCGGTCGAAGAGTAAATGTAAATGCTCGACCGGTAGCCGTAGATTTGGATCTTGCCGTAAGCGTTGTTGGCGATGTCCTCATCAGCGATACCCGCGAAAGCCCCGCAATCCGTTGAACTCGCCTTGGTCACGCGCACACCGTCAACCGAGGCCCCGGTGTCGAACACCACGGCATATCCCGCTGTCACGGTGCTGCCGGAAACATTCTGGCAGATGATGAAAACTTTTTCCGCGTCCGATCTGTTGATTCTTTGGAAAAGCATTGTGAATCCTCCCGTTTTGCCCTTGCGGGCGTGTCACTGACGGCGTACCTATTGGGAGGCCCGTTGAATTAAGAGGTTAAGCTACGATATCCAGGGCGATTGCGCGCCCCACGCCGAGTTTGCTCATGTTCGATACCGAGGTATTGCCCATGAACAGTACCTTTGCCGTTTTTGCCGCCTGGTTCTCCGGCTCCACGAACGGGGTAGTGATGAAATCCGTCTGCGAGTCGATGGTCAACTTGTAGAACTTGGTATTGAGGCAGAAAATGGACCCGTAGGTGAGTGAAGTCGTACCGGATTCGATATCGGGCACGAGTTCATCCCAGACCAACACCCCGCCTTTGAGCTTGATGTTCTCGAAACCCATCTGCGCCAAACCGTCATCCATGTACTGTTTTTGCTGGTCGAGCGCGTTTTCATAGGCCTCATAGCATTCCTGGTTGCAGACCATGAGGTTGGGACCGGAACCATCGGCGCCGCGCGTGCAGTAATTCCACAAGCGGTACAGATAGATTTTCAGGCCCTTCCAGGTCGTTACCGCCCCGCCCGCGTCATCGTAAGCCGCCGCCGCCGATCCGAAATCAACCGAACGATTCCGCCACCAGGTATACGTTGCCGAAGCAATATCCCCGACGTTGCCACCGGTTGTCGGATCGGTCGTCCGGTCCTTGCGGAGAAAGTATCCGAGCGGGTGAAGATCCTTTGCCGAGTTGCCGGGAACGAACGTCCCGCTTGATACTGTGCCGCGCAGAATTTGCCGGTTGATTTCGGCCTTGAGACTCATTTCCGCTTGCATGATTTTCTTTTCAAGCAGTTTGAGCAGCCGGGCCTCGCCGGAATTCTGCCGTTCTTCCAGCCTGGAAATGGTGATCGTACCGCCAACTTCTTTCCACGGGAAGAAAGCAGTGGTCATGCCGTCCTGAGGGACCACATCAAACTGTTCGTATCCCGAAAAACTCTTGATGGTATTGTTTTCCTCATACATGAGCGGTTGTGCTATCCGCTCGCCGCCGTCCTGGTACTCGATGCCCCCGTATTTTTTCAGCGCCGCAAGGAAAGCGTTCGCCTTGAAAATATTGTCAACCATCGTGCTCCGGTAGTTCATAAGCGTGGTGCTCAAGAGGCTATCGTAATAGATGGTATTCGTGGTAGGGGCGTTCGTGCTGCCTATTGTAGCCATTGTTCGGCCTCCCCTTTACGGTCTGATGCCCTGCCGCGCGAGTTCTTCCCGTGCAGCCTGGACTGCTTCGTCAAAGTTAGCCGCCTTTTTAGGGGCGGACACCGTTTTGGAGGTCTGTCCTTTTCCCGATACGTGCGCGGCTTGCACCGTCGCCTCGACCTTTTTTAACGCCTGTTGAGTCCCCCGCGCCGCCCACACTTCCTTTGGCACCGATAGCATGTAGAGCTTGTCGATATCCTTCACCAATGTGGGGTGAGCCTGCAAGTTCGCGGACATTTCGTCTTCGTAGAGTTTCCACTGAGGATCGATCTTGGTAAGTTCAGCTTCAACGTTCCGCGATTGCATCTTCTGCACAGAGCCGACAAGAGGTTGAATTGACTGGGACCATTCCGCGAAAGCGCGTTCTTTAAAGGCGTTGAACGCCTCCCCCCAGTTTTTGGGCTGGAAGTTGTCCCAATCATCGCCCTGCCCCTGGCCTTGCTGCTGGATCACCTGCTTTGCTTCGGCACGGGTTAAACTCATCCCATACTGGCCCGCGAGTTGTTGCAGATTCGTTACAGGGTCGCGCATAAATTGGTCGTAGGCTTCGATTTTCTGCCGATGTTCCGCGATTTTCTGAGTCTTTTGGGTGTACGCCTTTTGCATGTTCTTGTAGGCGCCCATCAACTCAGGCGGAATCTGGCTCGGATCAAAAAACATGTCTTCGGGTGCGGGTGCCTGTACGGCTTGTCCGGTGCCCGTGCTTTCCTGAGTCGCGGCTTGTCCCTGTGACACTTCCGGGGCCGGCGCGGTTTCGGTTGTTGCCGCGCCGGCTTGTCCTTCCGTAATCGCCGGGGTGCCGGTTGCCAGTTCTGACATAACAGACCTCCATTGATTTCATCCAAGGAGGCCGGGGCGTGCTTGGGTTTGGTTTATTTGCGTGCGGCTACTTGGCGGGACGCGCTGAAAGAACCGCCCTTATCATACCGATCACGTGCCGGTAGAAGTCAGGCAGTCGATTTTTCAGTTGCTTTAGAAGTTCCAGAAGCTCTTTTTCGTCCACGGGGCCTTACCTCTTTTAAAGGCGCTGTAGGTTGCGGTTCTGATTTCCCGTTCAAAATATCGTGCATCATCGCCCGGCATTTCGGGCAAAGATCGTATTCTGCTCCGTCATTTATGGATTGCAGCGTTTCCGTTGCCTTTTCGCGGTGAAGTTCACAAACTCTCATACCCACCTCTGAGTTGTTGTACTCATGTATTTATCCACCAATCCTCGTTCGCGCATGAGTTCCTTGCGGTGCTGGCTCGATGTGACGTAGACGGGTTCCGGGCCAAGGTTTTCATCCCAGTACGGTTTCAGACCCACATTCCCTCGCGTTGCGGATATGATGCGTTTCATCCAGAGCATGCACCCGCACAGCTTTTCCTCTTCATCGATTTTGGCCCATATGTCGCGCTGGATTCCGCAGTTGGGGCACTCGTAATCGTAAATAGGCATTATGCACCGCCTCGGATATTATTCATTCCCATTGCCATGCCGCCGATCCCCGCGAGCGGACTGCCGCTTGCCGAACCCGGAGCACTCCCGGAATTACCGGGCGCCGGTATCTGGCCGCTCATCATCTGCTGGCCGATCTGAAAAAGTTCCTCAATCAAAAGTTCGTCGTGGATCTCGAACATTTCAGCCGACTTCTTCAATAACGACTTGCTTAGGAGCACTTGCGGGAAACTTTGAAGCGCCCCGATCCACTGGATGAACTGAGCGCGGGCGATTTCAGGCAATTGCGATAATTGCGAGCCTACGTCAATGTTATACTCATACTCCCCGGCAATCGGTTCGTAATCCTGCTGGCGGACAAATTCCCAGAATTCCCCTTGCGGACCCGTAACCTTAATGGCCTGGTCCTGCGTGATGTTCGCCTGAATAAGCTGATCGAGCTTCCGGGCGATATCAACGACGAAATCCTTAACCAACCCGCGCCGGTCGCCTTCCCGGATTAACGACCGTTTTTCGAGAATTCCTGATTCGGTTGCGGAGTCAACGCCTTGAGTGCTTCCGCGCTGATTCGGCCCGGCTCCGGAAAGGTCCGCGAAATCCTGCCGTAGATGGCTGAGTTCGATTATTTCGCTCTGGTCGAGCGGAGCATCCTGGATCGGGAAGACGGATTGCCCCGGTTGCTGCTGGAGGATCACGGTCCCGTCTTCGCCGTTTTCAAGTTTGCTTGCCGCTTCCATAGGGTCATTATAGGCCGCATCGTACATCGAATATTTGCGATTGAATCGCTTGCGGTGGACCATACGCTTACTTCGGTTCTGGCAATACTCACGCTGGGAGTCCAAAAGCTGCGAAATGGGCGGAAGCGGATACCAGGAATCGTCCCGGAGCGTGAAGCGAATGTCACAAAACGGGTCATCTTCGATTCCGGGCGGGAATTCTTCCGGCTCAATCAAGAATTCCTTGGAACCCTCGGCCACGGTGAGCCATTTCTTGTTTTTGCGATCCCACACTTCCCAAATCGTCACAATGTCGGGTTTTTTGTCGGAATCAGAGGTAAGCAACCCGCCTGTTTTGCGCTGTTCGCGCTCTTTGTCGGATTCGTCCTTGATTTCTGTTGCCTGAACGGAATCCCGGCCCTTTTTCTGGTATTTTTTGTCCTCTTTTACATCATCTACCGGCCTTTTGACTCGGTGTGCCTTCCATGCAATATCGTCGCCGAGCGGTCCCGCCTCTTCATCCACCAGGAAATCATCCGGATGGAGCCTAGAAAGGCAATAAGTCTGGTTCGCCGGCAGGTATTCAGGCTGCATGATCGGCATCCCGTCTTCGCCAAGCATCACGATATTGGTTTCATCATCCGCGAACGGGTTGCCGTAGGCCGGATTTTCGAGCAGATCCGCGTAAAGGTGGACCTTAAAGACGCCGTACTGAAAATAAGCGTCAAAGATGCTAAGACGCGCCTTTTTCTTCAGGTTCAGCTCGCCTTTCAGGTAATTCAGCATGGCCTGCCGGACTTTTGCCCGCTGCTCGAACAGGGGAATGTCCATCGGGTTCGGCGTGTAGCTCTTTTTCAGGCTGATATAAAAATACGGGTCGGTGCTGTAGAGCGTGGGAAGCTCGGCCTGGAGCATGGAATAGATCATGTTGATGGTAATCCATTCCTGTTCGGGCACATTGGCCGGCCGCTGGATTCCCTCGAAATACTGGTACGCCAGATCGACCCGAAACTTCTTGCGCCATTCCTCTTTCGCTTTCTTGGCGCGAGCGATTCTTTCCAGCCACTCTTCGGCGTCGGTTTTAACGGGTTTAGTCTTGGATTTAGACACTATACTCTCCCATAAGCCGCCGCCAAGCTCGTTCCGTGGCGCATCGCGTATTGTTTGGCCCTGATATACTTGCGCCGTTCAGACTGGAACGACCCGGCGTCCGAAGGAACGGCGCGGCGCGGCCTGACCGGCTTGTACATGCAGGCGTACCGAACTTCATCGTAAATATGGTCCTCGGTTTCCGAATCCACATCCTCCGGATTCTTCGGGTCTTCGCTTAGAAGCGGGAACGTCCGCCAAAAATCGGTGCAATTATTGAACACGCAAAGTTTTGAAGTTCCGTCCTCCTCGAGTCTAAGCCTGGAATGGACTTGCCGTTTTCCGCCTATCCTGTCGTTATCGGCCTTGATGAAGTGAACGTTATCCCGCGCCATTTCGTCCGCCGTGCTCGGCCCTATTATCCCTTGCTTGCTCCGCTTTTTCGACCAGATAGACGGATCGGCGGGACCCGGCCTGATCTTTCCCCATTCCCCGGCATCTTCCTCTATTTTGCGGATTCCCCGCGCTATTTCGGAATCACTCATCTTTAGACCCTGCCACTTGCCGGAACCATCATTTTTAGCCCCGTACCATTCCCGATAGCGGTACAAGCGCCCGTCGAAGTCCACCGCCCACCAGCCAACACTGAACGGAGCGGAGTACCCCCAATCCATCGTCCTGAACCGCTCCCATTCAGGCGGAATATCGAACGGCTCGCACCCGTGAACCTGCTTATTGAGTTCCTGAAAGACCTGCCCTTCGAAGGCATCCCAAATGCCGTACCGCAACCGCATCCGCTCAATTTCGGGCAGCATATCGAGTCGCTGGATGTACGTCGGGTCATTGACGGTGAGAGAAGGATTGTCTTCGAGAAGTCCGGGGATGAAGATCCGGGATAGCCCTGATTTTTCATCGAATAGAGTTGTGCCTGAACCATCGAGTCCGATCTTGAATCGATCCTTGATGAACTGGTGCCCGACGCCGCCAGGGTTGCTTGCCGCGTAAATCTGGATTGGAATGCGCGGATCGGTGCTTCGAGCACGAGAGAAGAGGTACAGGTATTGAGTTGGTGTGAATTTCGTCGCCTCATCGAATCCAATGTACTGGTACTCTTTGCCCTGGTGCCGGTACTTGTCATCCTCGTGTTGCATATGGCTGAGTTTGATCTTTGCGCCACTTTCGAAACTCCACCTGGTCTTTGATTCGCTGTATTCACCGCCATAAAGAGGATACCAGTTTTTCGTCCGGTCGATAATTTCCTCGAGCTCCGGGAACGTGCGCCGGAAAATCACACCCTGGAATTTCGGGAACTCGATGCAATAGAGCGGTTTCATGAGAATCACATCGGTTTTGCCCGGACCTGCCGCGCCGCCCAGGAAGACTTCGAACTCCCAACGGCGGATTGCGTTTTCCTGCATTCCCGGATGCGGTTTCCATATCTCTCCGCTCATACATTAAACCATGCCCCTTTGTACTCGCCGCGGTAGGCCGAATTGAACCCAGGAATGTGAACGCGGACATCCGTTTCCATCGGAGCGCTCTTCGCCATTTCCCAAAATTTTATTGCGGCCGTGTTGTAATCCTCTTCCCCGTTCTTCGGCTTGCCGCGCGTCAGGCCCTGGTTCTTAGCGTCGTACCAGAACCCGCCTTGGCTCATGAACCATTTCAGGAATCGAGCCGAGCAGTAAATCCCACGCCCGTGGCCCCGGTCGTTAAGTTCTTCCTGTTTCGGTCCTGACATAATAAAAGCCTGCTCGGCCTTGATGCTCTCAATCTCATCAAAAACATCGGGGCCTGACACCTGAACGTCATCATGCATGAAGAGCACGGAACTTTTACCATCCCATATATTTTCGAGGAACCACTGATAACAGTGCCATTCGAGGCCGATGTTTTCGATAAGAACCCAGGGAATCATCCTGTATTCTGTCGGGGGTTTCCGGTGGCAGACAATAAACTGAGGGTGCATCGATTCCCAAAGCATCATGCAAAGAGACTTATTAAAATACCATCCAGCCACGCATATCTGCATCAGTGCATCCTCGCCGCAGCTTCTTCGAGTTTTAGCCGCGCCTCTTCCGGCATATCCATAGGTTCAGGAAGATAGATTTGAGGCTTGACCAACTTGTTCACGTTCACTTCCTGCTTCGATTCCTTGACCACATTCATTTCCGAATAAATTTTCCAGGCTCCGAGCCGAACGGTGTCCTGGATCTTGTCACTGAGGGCTAAAGTAGCTAATGCCTGAAAGGGGTCTGTCATCTCAAGAGCCGCCGCCACATCTTTTAGAGCTTTCATCGCCTTCCGCTTGAAAGAATTAGAGAAGGCAACGGCTTCATTTTTTTTTCGGCCTGCCCCTTGCCTTGCTCCGCCACGGTTTTCTTGTTTCACTTAGACCCCACCCCTATGATTTCAAATTTTGAGTTTGTGCGTGCTCGCCGGGAG